AGAGGGTTAGTGGCCAGGGCTTCGTCAAAGGTTGTGCCCAATACCGTGCTTGTGTCAAACGCACCCTGATGCTGCAACAAACCAAATTCATTTGTTGGCCCGATAGGATTAAAAAGTTGGGGCATTGATCTATCTTTTTACCTTGGCAGCCATCACTAAGGCGTTGCCATAGTTGGGCTGGCGCCAATTAAGCGTTCCCAAGTTTGCGTTGCTCTTCGTAATTTGCCCTTACGGCCACGCGCTCCATAACTATCCATTTGTATGCTGCTGATAGGCACAACAATCGGGACACCGTTGATGTCATTAACAGGCGTGTCTAAAGCCGTTGCCAGTGCCACGCTTTCGCCATCCGGCGTCAGTGTCCATTGCGCGTTTTGTCTTAACAATTTCTTTTTCTGGTTATCACTGGCGCCTTGTGTAATCTGGGTTAAATCGACGTTTTTCATATTTTCGTCATTTTTTAACCACTCACTTAGCCCGTACATTAACTGCCGTGGACGTTCAATAGACCCCTTTGGCACGATACCTTTTAATTTACCGTCCCTGATAACCTGGTATTGATCTTCCACAACAATCTTGATTGCTTTTTCAACAGCATCGCCCACGCTGTCGCCGCCCATCACACTACCTCTAGCAAGCAATCGTGCCGATTCTAACAACGTATTTACCATCATAAGGTTATTGGTACCGGCAATTTGGATCATGTTTTCCATTTTTTTAGCAATGGAAGTGTCTATGTCTTTCGTAAGATCAGGGTCTTTTTTATCTAATATACCGTTAAGAGTTTTCATACCGCCATCGCGAATGATGCCCGCAAGGGTTTGCCGTGCCCTTGGGTCTTCCACAACGGCAAGGGCACTTGCCTCTTTTGACAACCCATTCGCTTGCATTTCGCCAAGCATAAAGCGCCAATCGTTTTTACCCATTGTTTGAGAGAGATTTTTAAAGCGTTCGGCAATTTGTTCCGGCGTTGTATCTTCGGTTTCAATAAATGCGACTTGCTGTTTGACAAAACTTTTAGGCAGCTTCCTTCGCATTGTGCTATCCATGCCGGACAAGGCGTATGCCGCAACAAGGGACGCCGCATAGTTCGCATAAGCACCGGCTATGTCTTCAGCGGGAGCATTTGCAATAATGAGCCTGTTCCATTCCGTAAAATTTGCCGACACATCATCGTTATTTGTAATTACATATTGGGCTGGGTCTGCATTTCGCAGCTTAATATCCCGCGCTTTTGCCGTGCGAAACGCCGCCAGTTGCCGCTGGTCTTGTAACGCCATGCCTGGAATAGTGCGAACCCGCTCCGTGTCGGCAACAAGTCTTTTTTCCATTGCCATAATTTGTGAGGGATGTTTTCCGGCAATAAATTCCAGATGCATCGCGCCATCTATAGCATCCTCGCGCACCGCTTTCATCGTTGCCCGTTCTTCGGGGTCAGAAATATGAGCGTCTATTTCTTCATCGCTAATTCGCGTTAATAAATCGGCAGATAGTTTGGCACCAGTAGATGCATCTTCAATTATAGCCTTGAAACCACGACGAAACTTAACAGCCCTTGCATTGGCTTGGGTCTGTACTTTTGCTGCCGCCCGATCAACCAAATTTTGTGCGCGAATAGCATAAATAGACCGCTGTTTGCTCTCTAAATTCGGAAGGTATTTTGAGTTTTTTTCCAGCTTTAAAAACTTGGCAGGGTCTTCGCCAATCTGTTGATTGGCCATCGCAGCATCAACCTCAGATAAAAATTTAATTCTTTGCTCTTGAGCCATCTTGCGCGATATTGCCCCAAACTCTACGGCTTCTTTTAGTGCCGCATCCAGCTTGGCTAATCGTGCCGCCGCCGCATCTGATTCTTCATCAAGATCGACGTTTCTTATTCCTGTTGCGGCAGCAATGACAACGTTCTCGTTAAGGCGGTCACCCTTAACTTTATCCATTTGTGTTCTAAATTCCTGCCGTAACTTTTCAGCTTTTTTCGGCCCAATCTGGCGGTTGACCTCAAGGCTATCAATGCTGTCGATACCTTTCTTCAGCGATGCTAACCACACAGCATCGGTGCCGTCTTTCGCAGACCCCTTAACAAGCGTGTCCAAAACAGCGAGGTTATGCGCTTCCAATTCCGCATTATCGCGGGCCACTTGTTCGCGGCGAATTTCAATCTGCCCCTTGGCCGACAGCATGGAATAATCTTTATCAAACTTCTCACGTCCATAGGGTGACAGGCCCTCAGAAGCAGTTTCATAAATCTGCGCCATCCGCGCCTTGACATCTTCGGGGTCGGCCGTTGGCGCCACGGCACCCGGATCATTCTCTTCCCAGGATAATATTTTATTTGTATCAATGCTCTCTTTCAGTTCATCCATCTTAAGCGTGGCATTAACAAAAGATTGCGTAACCATTGCATCGGCCCGCGCCCGCAACTGGTTCTCCCCGATGTCTGCAACTACCTGGCCAGCCGCTTGCAAACTCTGTCCTGTTTTATCATCAAGCAAAACAACAGGGGCAGCAGGGACGCCGGTTGTGGTGGGAAGCGTAGCACGGCGTTGGATTGTGGGAATACGAGCCATATTAATCCCCTAATAAACTTGTACCGGCGCCGCGTGGACTGTAGCGAAATTGCGTGTAAGCACCTTTGGCCAGTTCGGTTGCCGCGCCGATAGCACCACTTGTTCCCGCCATCTGTGCGTTAAGCCGGTAGCGGGCCGCTGCTGCTTCCTGGCCCGTTGCCTGTTGCAGATAGGCTTCGGCTTGTGTTTCGCCCTTATACAGAATGGCAAGACGTTCAAGTTGCGCTTCCGCTGCTGTTTCTGCTGAAACGTCCAACGGCGTATCCTGATCAATAACTACGCCACTTTTTGCATAGCCTGTGCGCTGCCGCGCCAGCATTCGGCGTTTATCAAGATCAAACGTGTCTGCATCAAACTCTGAAGCGCGACGGGCCATAAGCGCGTTATTTTCGGAAATCTTTTTGTTATATTGCATCATACCGGCCTGATATTCGTAATTAGCAGCCTGGACGGCGCCTTGATAAGCTTGTCCGTAAGCCGACATTCCGGCACCTAGTAAACTTAACGCCGTAGGAACAGCTTGAGCCGCGGCGAAAGCACCACCCGCTCCAATTAGACCCGTATAACCAGCAGTTCCAGCCGCCGCTGTCGCACTACCAAATAAGATAACTGGACACATATTATTTACCCATCATGTGTGATTATGCGCGTAATTAGCGCCGTTATGTGGACGGGCAATGGCTCATCGTTTAGATAAATCATTTGTCCATCCGTATCCCAACCGCCCCGAATTTTGACTTTTTTATCGCCCGTAAATAAAGGCGGCGAACTGTCCATCGGATCGGACCCAGTACGAAAAATAATCTCATCAAGGTTAGATGTATCTGGCCCTATCTGACCACCCAACGTACTAATGAACCTTAACGTGACTTCAAAATCGCGTTTGGTCTTGCCCTGTGCCGTGCCATCATCGCCGCCCGCTTCCGGGCGCAATGTTTTCATAGTACACTGTTGAGCTAAACCAACATGACCTTTTACAATTGTCGGTGAAACATCCGAAACCGTACCCGATGATACGTTGCGTTTAGTGTAAACCGAACCGTCGCCCAGCAAAGTAACAGCTTCACCCTCAAGGTGGTCCATGCCTGTAATAGAGGACGCCGCACTCCCCGAATACGTGAGGCCGCAATCCACAAAAAACGCATCAGCTTTTGTTTGGTCTTCGTCCACATCGAACTGGTTCTCCAAAAATTCCACATAACGTCTTGTTGTGCCGTTGATAGTTCTCTGGACCGTCATCCAGACTTCTTCTTCCCCGGTGGTTGAAGAAGGAATAATCGCCAGACTTTCAACTACCGGGATTGCCTGGTCGGTTGTTGCCAGCCGTGTCGTGTCGCTTGATACAACGGTGAGCGGACCCGCACCGGCTCTCGTTGTTTCCTCAACAGTGACAACCGCCGCTGCCGGATTGGCTACCGTAAAATCTGAATGGGCATTAATACGGGTGTAGATGTTATCAGCGGTCACATTATTGCTAGTGTTTGGCCGCCATCCCAAAGATGTATCGGCAGGGTCGGAGGCACCCGCCGCTTCAGATGTGAACGTCACCTCTGACCCGTCTGATTTTGTAAACGTCAACGTGGTCCCAGCGGCGATATTTGCATAATCGGACACGGTAATAGTGCATGAACCCGATGTCCCGCCCAGCTTATGCCGGTGCCATGCCACCACTTGCTGATCGCGTAGGTAGGTCATGCCGACAAGCTGACCGTCGGCCTTCACCCCCCAGATAACCGTTGACGGCTCCTGTTGATACGCAATTTCCGTAATGCCGCCCTTGGCAACTTGATTGGATAAAATAGTCAGGTCTGGCGACTGAAAACTATCGCTGTCAAACTGGTATGCAAACTCGCGAAGTTTTCGCTGTTGCCGTTGAATAAAGATAACAACGTTATCTATCCGTATGGGCGTATGCGATGCCGACCCGCGTGTGCCTTCTCGGACTACCCTGACATTCGTCGGGGTTAGTGCATCCGCCGTGGTCGAGCCCGATATAATAAACTCGCCTCCGACGGTTCCTATAGCCATGACCTTACCGGGGGAAAGCCATTTTATTGCGTTCACTTGGTCGGTGGCCAGCGTGTAAATTACCGGGTCGTCGTCTAGTGTTCCCGGCGTGTGGTTTTCATAATCCCCTGATTTCGAGCCCCAAAGCGTTTGCGGCTGTTCCGATGAACCCGCCCAGAATAGCCGCTGTTCGTAGAAGGCCACCGCCGCCGGAAAACCCGTCGTGTCGGAGTATGCTCCCAGGCGCCACTTTGTTTCAGCCGTTGTGCCGCCGAAGGTTTCGTTGACTGTAACCGTAACGACTGTCGTATTCGTGCGACCTGTAACGGTAGCGTATCCCCATTGGATGCCGCCGTCGCGCAAGAATTTCCATGTGCAACTATTGTCAACGATCTCGTCGCCTTCGCCCGACGGGCCACCTGATCCATCAGACGTACCGGCCTTTATGCATTCGTAGACGTTTCCGCTATTCCGCTTAACGTCACCAACGGAGTAGCTAGTGCTTGCCGCCCATGCCGCTGCCTGATGGCCAATCGATATGATGCGGCCTACATCCGTAGTCTGGAACCCATCGCCACCATTGATGCCTGTTGTTGCAGACGCCGTAATTGTTCGTGAACTGCCCGACGTATGGCTGGGCGTCAGGGTCGTGGTCGTAATGTTTTCGTCCTGATACGGCCCGTCCGTAAACGTAATATCGGAGATTGTCCATGTTGTGTGCGCCGTTCGTGTTAGCTTGCGCGGCGTATAGCCGGGATGCGCGATATAGAGAACGTCAGCCGATTGAGCGAACTGGAGATCAAAGAGGTCAGCCGTTTCATAGGTAGTCGTGACCGTATACACCCGTGCCGTCGTGCCAGCGGATGAATAGGCAGTGTAGGCACTGGAATTGATGTTGTTATCGTCAATGTCGGTTAGTTCGACGGTGTTCGTCGTCTTGTTTTTGACCTTGTAATACTTGCCGTTAAGTTCGGTCATACCAACGACGCCCGCAATATAGATTTCGTCGCCGTTCTCGTAGCCGTGGCTACTCGCCGTCACGACACAGGGATTTGCTCTTGTGGCCGCACTAATGTTTACCGTGCTTTCAAGGATTGAACCCTGGTCTTTATAAAACCGAACGTATAAATTGCCGAACTCAATGACGTAGGCTTGTGTCGTTGAAAACTCGAAAGGTATCAGGCGGGTTTTTGCAGAAGACGTTTTGACTTCTTTTACAAACCGTGTGCCCGGACGGCGCGTAATACCGCCGTGTGGCTGCACGATAAAGTTTTCCAGAGTTTCGGCGCCGTTTGCATATTTTGTAATATCAACCCGGCCAAACAGGTCTTTAGATAATTCCCCCGCTGTCCAGTTGGTTTTAATCTGCGAAACGCGGGACATTTACGATCTCGCTTCAAGCCATGTGTTTTCACTGGCAGAAAGTGTTTCTTGTGCATCAACAAGACGCGCTTCTTGTATTAAAGCTGCATATGCAGTTGAAACCGACGTAACCACTGTTTGGCTGGCCGTAAGTTCATAAGCCACATCGGAAGCCAACCGCATGGCGTAGGCTTCAACAAACTTTGCATCATAAATTGATGTATCGGTAATGTCGGCAATGTATAAAATATTTAACGGTGCCGCTGCATCTGTAACAATGTTGCGGCCTTCCACGGCCCATTCCTCTGTCGTATCCACTTCAATAATGCGAAGACAGTCAGACGGCCACGGGAAAGAATTGGAATATTCCCAAACGGGTGCGGTTGTGTCGGCGGCAAGCGCGACACGGGTCATGGCGAAGTTCCAGGGATGATCGCGCAAGCAATATTGCCGCGACTGTTCATGGATGCGATTAATTGCTCGACCTTCCGGCGTGTCATCCGTCAGCGCCGTCATCGGATCGGCACCCAAGTAGGTCAGGGCCTTATTAGCAATATCAACAATTGAACCAGCCATATGCTATCTCCAAAAAGAAAAGGGGAGCCGAAGCCCCCCAATTCCGTTAGTCTTAGTCAACGACGTAGTGAATGATGAAACTCATATCACCGCCGGTTCCACCAGCCGCAGACATAGTAGCTGCGATGTAGTAGAAGCCGCCTGGATCAGTAGAATCACCAGCCAGTTCGTACATCTTCTGGCCGCAAGTGTTAATGTCAGCCGCTTCGTGACGAACATCAGCAAGTGCAGCCGCATCAGCAACTGCCGTGGCAAAGACATCTTCGTCTTTAACTACGCCAGCCGTCGTATAGATACCCACGTTAAACGTGCAGCTTCCACCAAACGTGTCCGTTCCGATGTAAAGGTGCGGGACCGTTGCGTTCGACGGAATGGGAGCCAGCATGACAATGTCAT